GCTGGTGGCGTAACGTTGACAACCTTCACATTTTGTAGTGCGTTCATGTTGTCACCTTATGAGTTAATAGTTACGAAACCAACAACAGGGCCTGTCGTACGTGATGCTGCTGTAGCATTGTAGTTGCCCATTTCGTGTACCTTGATGTCGAGGTACTGCGTTGCCTTAACATAGATTGTATCTGTGTCGAAGCCCTTGCTTGCATCTTGCTTGATCGATGTTGCCATACGATCACCAAGAGTTGCAGCTTGTGTGAGGTTACCGAAGTAAGCGAATACCTGGCTGTTAGCATCTGCTGATGGCATAACGTCGACGAACTCGACAGGATAGCCGAAGAGGCGCTGACCGAATGATCCAGCAAGTTCTGCAGCTGTTGAACCGCCCTGTGCGTATGCGAGGCGCTCTGCTGTCTCACCGAAAGCTACCTTGTTGAAATACCACTTAGCACCTGTGAGTGCGTATGTTGGAACCTTACGCATACCAGCAATCAGGTTGCCCATGGTTACCTCTGCGAACGTGTTGCCAGCACATACCTGTGCTGATCCAAGGTATCCCTTGTGCGTGTCGTTCGTCCATGTTCCGCCGCCATCCTCGAGAACCTTGCGGAGCTTGCCAGCAAGACCGAGAACACCGCCGTATGTAGACGTGCCATCACCCAAGAAACCAGCTTCGTCTTCCTTCTTTGCGAACTGGCGAGCTACCGATTCAGCAAAGCGAAGGCCAAGATTCTGTGTGCTGTTCATTACGAGTTCTTCCGAGAGAACAGCGAGAGCATACATCTTCTTTGCGTTCAACGTCACTGCATCAAATGACATGTCAGATGATGACAATGTACCTGTCTCTGATCCCCAGTATGCCGTCACGTCATCGCCTGTGCGGAAGATGCGGATTGATTCCGATCCCATAGGCTCAACACGTGTGTTGCGACGGAATGATCCGTATGTGTCCTTGAGGTTAACGATGAGGCTCGATGTCTCCGTAGGAACGAAGATACCGCCTGTAGCGTCGTTGCCTTGTGTGTGTGTCTTATAATCAAGGCCAGTAACTTCTGTGTACTTCTGGCGTGCTGTCTCGTTAGCAAGACCACCAACAAACAAGCCTGTTACGTAAGCCTTGTACTCAGCATCTGGCATGTTAGCCTTTGCTGATGATTCGCCGACCTTGATGTCGTTTGACTTTGGCAGCTTGTTCACTGCTGTCTTCACTTCTGTCTGGCGTTGTGCGTTCTTGGCCTTGATAGCTTCGAACGACTTTACTTCGTTGGCCTGCTCATTGAGCGCGTCGATTTCAGCGTTCAATGTCTGTGCAGACTTTACTTCGTCCATCGTTGGCTCTGTCTTAGCAAGGAGCGTTTCGAGCTCGCTAGACTTGGCGCTGATGGCGTCGTTGATCTGTTGCAAATTCATGATTGTTTCCTCTTGTTTACTAATGCCCGCAATGCTTCCATTTCCATGGCAGCCTTTGCGGAAACCGGTTGTGCCGCGTCAATAAGCATTTTAATATTGCCTACTGCAGCGGTAAGTGTGTCCATCAATTCGGTCAGGCGTGCCACGTTAGCCGACGATAGCGTGCGCCCTTCCTTCTGCCTAATCTCTGCGCGTTCGTTCAACCTCGTGATGAGTCTATCGACGTCGGTTCCAACGTCTTCTAGATCATCATTGAGTCCCTTAGCGCTAATAAGTGCCGTTTGTGAGTTAGCACCGAACAGCACCGGTGACCATTCGTAAAGTTTACCCTTTACCAGTTCACGTGCTCCGTCCTGTGCAAATGTTTCTTCAACTACTGAATAACCGATCGAGAACTCGTCGATGATACCTTCCTTGATGTCGGAGTAGGTCTCACGTCCTCGCTGTGTATTCATGTTGAATTGGCCTTTGATATACAGGCCACCAAGGTCTTTCAAGCTATCTGGCAGCATGGCGTCGCCTGGCATTAGCTCACGGGCTTCTAATGTCTTGGCCACCGGTGTCTTCCAATCGTGAGCCCAGACGCCCTTTGGCAGTTTGGTCTTCAGCGAATCGTCGAAGAAACCGTACTTAACACGGTCGCCATAGCTGTCGACGTTATTAAACACGGAGACGATGGCCTCGATTACGCCACTGTCACCCTCTGCCTTTGCTTGAAATTCAAAAGTCTTACGTTCAATTTTCATGGTGTGTTCCCCATACCATACGAATTTGGGTTATGCTATTGTTTAATTATCCACAAGTTAGAGTTGCCTTGCACGTGTGAAGCATCGGCAGTTGACGGAGTTGGATGCTGACAAGCCAGGGCCTGCAGGATAAGGCGTTGTTTCACCACCGACTACGAAGTTGCCATCCAAGTTTTCAGGCTGTTCGTGGGCGTCGGCATGTGCAGCTCGAGCCCCTGACAAGGCCACCCACTCACGCTTAATGCCACCCAATTCAGTCCATACCGATTTCTGCACCTTACCAGTCGTCGCCGTTGCTGTAGTGCGTGCGATAAGTTCTGCCCTTGATTGCTTCACAGTAGGAATGACCGGCATCTTGAGACTCTCAAACTTATCTAGCAGCAGCTTAGACAGTTCCTCCTCGCTGGCACCAGGATTGTTTCGTAGCAATGTCTGAACATCACTGCGGATGGTACCGACCGATTCGGCTATCTTGTCAGCGCTCTCACGTATGCCATCCTCACGAGCACGTCCAAACTCACCCTGAGCGTCCACTTCCTCCTGGGCCAAGGCCATGATGATCTCGACTAGCTCGGTTCGGCTGTCTTCGGTACCGTCGACGAATTTCTTCTCCCAGACATCGAGGCTGAACTGGTCGTCTATCTTCGTCTCGATGCGGAGCGCCTTAACGTCAGCCGTGATGGTTTCGTAGAGATCATCCAGCACACGCCCCCACTCCTTAGCGATATTCTCGGATTGCTTGTTAAGCAGGTCGTCATAGGCTTTGGCGTATACCTGTGAATCGGGATGGTGTAGCCATGCCTTGGTCTCGGCCCCTACGGTAACGCTGTAGTTTTTGTGAAAGTATTTGTCCGAAGACACGCCACCTCCGAGGCTTAGTGTTTCGGGTGTGTCGTCGACGTCTGAATCATCGTCGACGTCGCTGTCGTTGTCCGTAGATACCGCTTCCATGGCGATGGTCTCACCTGCCAGGGCCTGCACTGTCGAGAGGTCGAACCCAAGTTGCACGCCATATTCAGGGATAGCTAGCTGTGCGTTGATCTGGTCGGCTATCATGTTCCAGAACGGAACACGTACCATGTTGGTGAAGTCCTTGCTTGCCTGCTCAAAATTGCTGTAGGTAGCTGAAGAAAGCCCCATGTGCGTTCCTGCTATAATCGGGTGCACCTTGTAAGCACCACAGATCCGCGTCTCGTATTGACCAAAGGTATCAGACAATCCTAGTTCATTCCAGTCAAGTGCAAGGCGTTTAACATCCTTGACACCCCACATGATGCCCACAGAGCCGCGGCGGTCGCCCCCATATTTACGCTTGAACGAACGTTCAGCAAGTGCTACCTGGTCAGGTGTGAGCTCTTCGTCGTAGACTACGATCGTCTTAGGCATGGCGTCGTTCTTGTGGATGTTGAACACCGTAGACGTGGCTTCATTGTAGCCCTCGATAGACTGCGCTGCTAACTCAACAGGGCTGCCACCACCAAGCGTTTTCTCAGGGTCGTACCAAAAGCCCTGGATGTGAACGACGTCTTCCTTGCGTACTGTGTACGCTACCTGTCCATCGTAGTATAGGTAGTGTTCGACGTCACCGTAACCATCGTTTACAGGGGCGAAGTTTTTATCTGAATACCAGCGCATGCCGATGATAGCACCCGAGGCGTTGCGTAGCTTATAACCATACGCGTTGCCACCAATGCACAGGATGGTCATGATCTCACCAAACGTCACACGCCATTGGTTACGTGTCAGCATCCCCACGATAGGGCTTTTGAAGTCGTAACCGTTCGGAGTGATCACACCTATCTGCGCTTCCGGCATCATCAGCGAATACGTCAGAGTGCACGCCACAGCCACGGGGTTAGCCTTCCACATCTGGTAAGCACCACGCCAGTTGACGATAGGTGTGAAGTTATGCTTGTTCCACAACTCCGTCACTGGTATAGGTAGGTCGTTCTGTGCGACCTCACCACTAGGGGAGATGAAAGCCTTGATTTGTTGAATTAGTCCCATTGTTTTTGTCCGTTATAGAAATACAACTCCAGCACCTTGCGACTTAACAGCCGCGATCTCAGCGTAAACGAGAGCGTCCACCATGTCGTCGTGGTTGCCCTCTGGGAATGATAGTAGTTCTTGCTCGAATGAAGGCTCCAGCCCACGTACATGTGTAACCAACAATTGCTCATACCTTGCCAGCAGACCGTGAAAGCGTGTGACCTTATCACGGTCTGGTTTGACAGCCTTGACAGGCAGCGATGTCTTGCGAAGTAATTCCTGCACTACGGCCACCTGATACTGGACTGCCTCGATGTTGATCCGCGATGGGTTCCATTTGGCCGCTAGGCTTTGGACGCCTTGAACGACTTCGTGAAAACCCACCTTACCTCTCCACATGTCCAGCACGTACCTACGCCCCGAGTCCTTGTCGTAGCCCACAACAGCTATGGCTGTGTAGTCGGCCGTATCTGACTTACTGATGGCAAGGTCAACACCCATGCCGATCTTCAGATCCCGTGGCACCTGATCGCTGTTTACGTACGTGATCATCTCACGCTTGACTAAAGCGCCCTGCACGTCTACAAACTCAGCGAGGTATTCCTGATTGAACACCACCGTCGGGAGCTCTCGCTGTGCAGCGTCGATTTCATCCTGTGCGATATATGGGTTCACGCTGGTAGGCATGCGGAAGCTGGCATAGGTTTCATCCAGCCGTGCACGTTCATACATAGCGTGGAAGTCGTTGCGCCCCTTGGGTGTCGAGAAGAAATACCCGTCGCCCTTGTAATCCGTTAACGTCGGACGGATCGCCTCGTTCCATGCGTCCATGAAGTTCCTGACCATCGCCACCTCATCGCAGACGACCCGTGCATACTTACGGCCCCGCACGCTGTCGAAGGCGTCTAATGACCAACAGTCGATGATACCACCCGTCTCGATAGTCAGCCGCTTCTCTTGTTCACTTACACCCGTGATGATAGGGTGCAGCGTTGTCTTGAGAGCCTTCCACACATCAGAGAGCATCTTATACGTCGGGGCGAAGTAAGCCGCTGGTTTGCCCATTATAGCCGATTCGATAAGCAGGGCTTCCGCCATCACAGTCTTGCCAAACCTACGACCACAGGCGACCGTGTTGAAACGCCTCCGGTTGCGGAAGATTAGTTTTTGGCCGTCGTGTAGCTGTGCGTCAATCGTAATCACAACGAAGCGTCCTTTGGCCCTATGGCGATGATTTCGGCATCCTCGATGTGCTTGGGTTCCTCATGTGTGGGGGCGAGCACTATCCTGATGTCTGTCTTGCCTGAAACCTCAGTCGCTGCCTTGTCAGTCTGTGCGAGGTGCTGCTTACCTAACCAAATCAGCATCGTGTTATCCCCAGACAGGGCTTTGTCGATCTGAGTTTGTGCCAGCTGGAACCTGACGTCATTGCGTTCGTTCTCGATCATGAGGGCATAGTCAGCCTTCAACTCACTTACAGGCACGTCACGGTTCAACAGAACTGAGCACCACCGTGACAGGGCAGTCCACCCCATCATGGCGCGTGCACGACGTTTTAGTTCGGCCTCTTGTGAAGGTGTTAGGTTCATTCAGCTATTAAGTTATGCTTAATAGTTGGCCACTTATCCACAACATCACAAGCCCCTCATAAGGCTGGCATAATTGATCTGCTGTATGTCAGTCACCACAGACCTAACGTCGCTGTACATCAGATATGCATCCTCGATGCTGGCGATCCCGTGCAAGACCGTAGCATGGTGCTTTTGGCTGTGCTTGGCAATCGACGTCAGCGTCCAGCCGTAGTGCTTGCTTAGGATATACCACGTGATAGAACGCGCCCTGACTACATCAGCACGTCGTGTGGGACTGTAGGCATCCTCGAGTGTGACGCCGCACAGTGTGCATACGTCGGATAGAATCAACTCGTATAACATAAAACCCCCTAATTCTTTTTGACGAACTCGATGGCATCGTCGACAGATCTGACGATCCCATAGGGTACGCCATAACGCAGGCAGCAGTCCGAGAACCTGTTTTGCGTTTCCGACACCCTACCTTTGGCTGCCTTAACCTCTAACATCCATGCGCGGCCGTCACGATATACAGCCAAGTCGGCATGGCCTGATGTGGCGTTGATGTTGACCACACGGTATGAGGACAGCCGTGTGCCGTGTTCCAGCTGTTGAGTGCTGCTGTTGACACGCACCACCATATACCCGATAAGGCATAATTGGTCTGCTATTGCCTTCTGGATTACCCGTTCGGGTATAATCCCAGATGCTTTCTTGGCAGCCTTGGCACGCTTGGCAGCCTTGAGTTCATCCAGCAGCCTGTGCTCGCTCGCATCCCAGTCCAGATCGTCTATTTCCCTCATTGCATCCCTTGGTTGTTGTAACAGTGCCATAGTCCGTCGGTACCTTCGAACCATGTGTAGACGTCGACGTTGTGCTCATACATCAAGGACAGCATGGTCTTGCCTGCCTTGACTCTCTGGCGTTCGACCACAGCCGACTCCAGCACCTCATGGCTCGGGATAAGTCTGGCCTCGGTAGCGTTGAACTGGGAAAGGTCGGGGCCATCATCGGGTAGAACGCCATCCCAAGCATCGCCTGGTGGCTGTTTATACCGCTTGAAATACTCCCAATCAGCAGATAGCACGTCGTGTAAATACGTACCTCGGGTTGCCTCAACAACGGCATCTATGTTTTCAGGTTGCAAGGTGCCCCCTGACGTAGCAACCGATGCCAAATCGTCGCAACCGTAACGGTACCATTGACTTACGAAGAAATCCAGCATCCTCTCGGTTGCTAGGTTGCAGGGTGAAACTATAGTTTTCACTCTATACTTTTCATTTATTTCTCCTTCTACTTCTAATATATTCTTACAACCTAGCAACCTAGAGAAGTATATA